GGGAAGAGATACCTTATATTTGGAAGCAAGCGACAGTCGATGGCAAGGTGCCGCCTGGTGGCATCCGGTACGCTAGCCGCGATGAGGTCACAAATGCAGAGGGCGAGATTGATTGGCTAGCATTGCGCGAGTCGGTATATTATCAATGTCAGATTTGTGAGGGGCGCATTGATTGGGATCCAGGCGCACAGCATGAACGCAACTTGACCGGGCGGTACATTCAAATGAACAGCAACCCAGACCCGCAATGTATTTTTTACCATTACAACGCGCTAGCGCATGCGCCGTGGCCGGAGCTTGTCACAAAATGGAAGCGGGCAACAATAGCGCGAAGCCGGGGCGACTTGTCCGGGCTTGAAGAATTTGTGCGCAAACAATTGGCGCAGCCGTGGAATGAGTCAAACTATGTCAGCGCGGAAAAGATCGAGCATGCGCGGGGCGATTATGTGATTGGCGAAAAGTGGGAGCCGAAAGGAACCGAGCCGATAATGTTTGCAACGGTGGATGTGCAGAAAGATCACTTTTACGTGATCGTGCGGGCGTGGTCGATTATCGAGGGCGAGTTGCACAGCCGATTGATAGAGCGGGAAAAAGTCTACAGCTCAGGCGCAATTTGTGACATTGCAGACAAGTACGGACTGGCGGGCGCTACGATGTCACGCGTATTTTTAGACGGCAACTACAATTCGATCCAGGTGCAGCGCTTGGCAGCGGAAAACTATTGGATTGTATTCCGTGGAGACAATGCGCGCGACTACAGGCACGGCGACGGATTGCGCAGGATTTACGCCGAGACAGATTATATTGACGTTGGCGAGGGTACAATCGGAGCCGGGCGGAAACTTGTGCCTCAGATTAGATTTAGCAGCAACGAGGCGCTCAATAGGCTGTCACTGATTCGCGGGATTAAAGGCCGGAATGATCAACCAGTTTGGACTTATGCAAAGGACGCCGGGGCAATTTATGAGCGGCAGATTAACGCTTGGCAAAAGATCAGCAAGACAAAGCCTAGCGGTGAGGTATATTATGATTTTATAAACCGGGACTCGCACAACGATCACTTCGGAGACTGCGAGAAAATGAACATTGTCTGCGCGGCGATGGCCGGATTGATTGGCGTGGATTCTGAGCCGCAGCAAAAAACTTAAAAAAACCTTAATTTAACGCTTGCAGTTTATTGTGCGGGCGTTTATTGTCGGGGCATGGAAAACGAAACAAGGAATATATATTATTGTAACTGGTACGCAAAACAAGTAGCACTCAAAAAAAAGTGGAAAAACCATAAAATAACTAAAAATGAAAAAAAACAAATTATAAAAATATTAAACAAAAATGAAATAAAATTTATTAATTCAAAAAATCAAAAATTAGAATATACACCACAAAAGCGTGGCGCTATTATTGCATCAATAAACAGAAAAATATATAGATATTTAGAAGCAAATAATATTCAACAAGCGCCACACTTAAACAAAACTTAAAAAAACCTTAATTTAATGCTTGCAGTTTATTATGCAGTCGCTTATTGTTGGGGCATGGAAAACGTAAAAACACTAAAAGCAGGAGATTTAGTAAAATCTAAATTAGGAATCCACATAAATGGATTAACCACTTGGAGAATATTGGAAGTAAACATTGGATTAAGTGGTAGAAAATCATTTTTTTGCGAAGCTGCTCACGACACTAAATTTTCACGTGGATTCGATAAAATCAAAAGGGATTTTTCAGAAAATCAAATTGAATTAGCATAGCATTTACAAATCATGGAAAACAACACAACACTAAGCCAAAAAGACAAAGCACTAGCGCAGATCGCAAACAGCGAATTATTGATTAGAACACTTGAGACTAGCAATAGCGATAGTCTTGACTTTCACGAGTTAGCAGTTTGGAACATTAAAGCAGCGCTAGAGGCTGCTTATAAATCAGGCCAACAATCTGTTTGCAAATAAGCAACTAGCGCCACACATAAACAAAACTTGACAACAACCCTGCTTGCTATAATTTTGTAGCATGCGGGGTTTATTGTTTACAATATGGATACAAGCGGGGAAAACCGCATCCAGCACCATTGACGCGCTCGAAACGCTGGCAGCAGGGCAGTTTGAGTCAGTGCAGCACGGCGGCGCGCGCATGGTTCGGGCATCCCTTTCTGGCAAATCTTTTGACTACGAAATGCCTGCCAATTGGGGGCCGCATGATTTTATTGAGTCAATCCGCGAGTGCTACAAGATTCTTCGCACGCAAGGCGCCAGCGGTCAAATGACTGACCAAGAGCTTGAGGATTACGTTTTAGATACTGCAAACCAAGTAAGCGATACTCAGTTTGCTAGAGTCAATCAATACAGCAGATATGGCCGTTAAACCTATCAAACGATCGCGCAAAAAATACAGCGCAGGCGCGACAAACTACAACAGCCGCAGCGGTACTAGAGAATTTTATGCAGGCGGGCGCAACGATCAGCGCAGGCTTACGACTCAGCAGCTAGCAAAAGACATCCAGGACATGATGACGGCCAACCGTCATAAAATGATGCTTTGCGATGCGCGGTATATTTATCAATCGTTTTCCAGTGTAGCCGGGGCCGTTAAACAAAAAGCAAACTACGTTTACGGCAACAGCTGGCGCTTGCAGTCGCACAGTGCAGATTTGGATTTTGCGCAGTCAGTACAAGATGATTTCAAAAACCTAGACCACTTTTTTGACATTCGCGGCAGCAACTTTTCATTCCGCAAATCAATATGGCGCGGGTCAAAAGCGCTAGACGTGGACGGAGACTTTTTTGCAATCCTTACCGAGCAAGAAGAAACCGGATTTCCAAAGATTCAATTTATTGAGGCGCACCAAGTCGGAGATTGGGGAAGCATTAGCGACGGCATGGTAACAGACTCAGCCGCATATAATGGATTGAAGATTTGCGCGGGCGTCATTTTAGATGCTTTTAATGCTCCGATTGCTTACCGGGTAAAAGATGACAGCCGCGCTTTAGGATTTCAAGATGTGCCCGCTAATTCAATGGTGCATTTTATGGATACCGAATGGTTTACTCAGTCGCGCGGACAACCTGCAATCGCAGCCGCCGTCTTAGATTGGTACGACCTAAGCGAAACGCGAGACGCGCAAAAGGTTAAAACTAAAGTAAACTCAATCTTAACATTGATCGAGTCGAATGAGTCAGGCAATAGAGATACCGCGCGCGATTTGATGGGGCTGGGCCAGGGGCAAAGCACGCCAGCAACCACATATATGGATTCTGGCATGATCCGGATCATTAAAAACGGTGGCTCGCTAAAGGGGCACACTGTAAACGATCCGCCGGAAGCATGGCAAAAATTTACTAAAACAGTAGAGCAAAGCGCGTTTTACGCTCTAGGATGGCGGCGCGAAATGCTAGACAGTTCAGAAGTCGGGGGCGCAGGCGTCCGGGCATTCCAAGGCGATATTAACAAAAGCATTAAGTTGCGCTGCGAGTGTTTAAACTACGGATTCAAGCGCATAGCTCAATACATAATCTCAAAGCGTGCGAAACAAGGCGCGTACACGCTGCCTGAAGATTGGTGGAAAGTATCATTCACAGCACCGGCAGAATTTACAGTCGACGAAGGCCGCATGCGCGCGGCAGATATTGAGGACTTGCGAGCAGGCCTGACGACCGCAACAAACATAATGGAGCGCCAAGGCCGCAACTTTGAAGATGAGCTAATGCAGCGGGCAAAAGAGCTTGTCACAATGAAGGAGATTGCAGAGCAGCACGGTTTGGATTATCGAGAACTTTCTTTAATAACAAGGCCCGGCGACATTATGCCGGGGCCAACAGACGAACCAAGCGAAGAAGCTTTGCAGCAAGAAAGCAATCGTTTGAATTTTGAAACACTAAAAGCAAAATTTGACAGCTACGGGGTTGGCGTTCGCGCTGGATCAATTACTCCACAATTTGAAGACGAAAAAGCATTTAGAGTTGAAGCAGGTTTGCCCGAAATTAGTCAGCCAGTGCAGGAGGCATGGAATGATGACGGCGGTTATCGTAGACCTATTACTTTACAGTCAGGCAAGCAAGCCGAGGCTGATTTACAACAATTAACTAATACAGACGATGAATAATAAAACATGGTTCAACATGGCAACCAAAACAGACACCGAGGCTGAGGTCAGTATTTACGGCACAATCGGTAGCTTTGATATTAACGCAAAAGACTTTGCTGAGGATTTAAAAGGCATTGACGCTGACACAATCCATTTGCGGGTCGATAGTCCCGGCGGCAGCGTCATTGATGGCATTAGCATTTTTAACGCATTGCAACGGCACCCGGCAAAAGTCATTACGCATATTGATTCGCTAGCAGCTAGCATGGGATCAGTAGTCGCAATGGCGGGCGATGAGGTGCGCATGGCAAACAATGCCTTGCTAATGATCCATGAGCCGTGGACGGAAGCAATGGGCAATGCTGACGAACTGCGAAAAAATGCAGACACTCTTGAGAAAATGAGCGGCAACATTTTGCAGGCATACAGCCGCAGCCAGTACACTCAAGAACAAGTTGCGGACTTAATGAAAGAACAAACTTGGATGACGGCACAGGAGGCACTCGATGCAGGATTTATTGATTACATTGATGACGGATTAAAAGCCGTTGCATCTATTGTTGACGCCGCGAACAGCGTTGAATTGCAGGTGCCAACTGACAAGCTTATTGCCAGCATGAACGGCAAGCTGGATGCAGTAGCAAAGCAGCGCGACGACCTAAGCGCAAAACTGACAGCGCAATCTCAAGAGCTAGTCGATGCACGCGCAGAGCTAGAGGCCGCCGAAATTGTGCTTAAAAAAGTTGACGAAAAAGAATCAGCA